ATTTTCATTGGAGTAATAGTTTTTATAGGCATTATGTTTATAGGTGTGGAAGCTTTGATGTGTACTCCTCCCTGTGTATGACAGAGATAGAAAAGTCTACGCAAAGATGGAGGTGGACTGCTCTAATACTTTATCTACTTATTTGTTTCTACGACTTTATGTTTGTTCCAATTTGGTACGGACTTAACAGACCAGATATAAGCGAGCTTATGAAAATAGTTAATGAAACATCAGACACACTTGTTAAGCTCGATTTGCTAAAAACACTGGTTTCACAGCACAGTCCTTTCACTTTGATGGGAGGAGGATTATTTCACTTGGCCTTTGGAGCTATCTTAACAGGTAGTGCAGTAGGACTTAACAAATAAGGAAATCATGGAAGAGAGATTAAAATTACTTGAAGAGAAAACATCACACCATGCTAGACAAATCTCAAAACTCTTTTCCTTGGTTGATGAAACTAATAAGAACATTCAAAAAATAATGAACATCTTAACTCAGATAAGATACTTCATGTACGGTGGGGTTGCCTTCTTAGTGGCCTCAGAGATTGGAATTTTACAGGCTTTTAGATTGATTCAATAGGAGTTAATAATGTTTGGACTACCAATGGAAATTATAACAATGCTGGGCAGTACGCTAGGAGGAGCAGTAATGCGAATCTGGTCTCAGTCAAACGCTGACAAAGCAGAACAGTGGAAGATGGCCCTAGAGGCTGGTCGAGAAAACGAACTCTCAAAGTCAGCAGCAAGAGAGTGGTCTACACCTCACGCTAACTGGACTAGAAAGTTTTTAGTAGTATCGTTTATGGCGATGGCTATGTTTCTTATTCTTGCTCCACTACTGGGGCAGACAACCCAAGTGCCAATTATTAGCACTGAAGGCTTTAAATTACTCTTCCTTGACTTTACAAAAGACGTTGTAAATTATGTGGAATTAGAGGGTTTTGTTACCCCTGAATGGTTGAGTCATGCAATCATGGCTGTCGTTGGTCTATATTTCGGAAGCAGTATAACCTCAAGGAGGTAACATGCTAGTACGTAGAGCTGTGGTCATTCCAGACCAGCACGCACCTATCCAAGATAAGAAAGCAGTCTCTTGTGCTTTAAAAATCATAGATGAGGTTAAGCCCTCAACCTTTATTAACCTCGGAGACTGTGGTGAATGGGAGTCTGTATCAAGTCATAAATATAAGCGAAGGAAACAGCCTCCTCTTGAGTTTGTATTACCTGAGATAGATAAAGATATTAAAGCTGTTAATAAAATGATTGACCAGTTTGATGAGGTATTAGATTCAGTTGGATGTGATGAGCGTTTCATACTCGCTGGCAACCATGACCTCTGGCTAGATTCATTCGTAGAACACCACCCATTCCTTGATAAGTACACATTTAGAAATGCTTGTCGTTGGGATGAGAGGGGGTATGAGTATCGTACATATAATGAGGTTCTTACTATTGGTAAATTGAGTTTTGTCCATGGGGCTTACTGTGGGCCTACTCATTCTAAGATGCATCTCGAGAGGTATGGCTGCTCGTTGGTCTACGGACACACTCATGACCTCCAGAGGTTCTCTATGACTCGTTTACAAGATGGAGGGATAGGAGCTTGGAGTCTTGGCTGTCTTAAAGATATGTCAGCTGAGAAGAATACTTGGTTGAGAGGAAGACTCCACAATTGGAATCATGCTGTAGGAATTGTTGATTGGTGGAAGAATGGAAACTTTACCGTTCAGGTTGTTGAGATTGTGAACGGTAAAGCTGTGGTTAATGGAAAAGAGTTAGTGGGTTAGTCTTTAAATTCTTCCTCTTTATATTCCATAAGAGAATTAATTTGACTATTTCTTAAAGTCAATTTGATATATAAAGCTTTATCTTTTTTGCTCCATTTATCCCAACTGTTCTTTTTTTCAAGCTCACGCATTTTTTCTTTAATAGTCATCACGTTTCCTTAAGTTGTGGGGCTGTTGCCAGCCCCTGTTGAATTAAAAGTTGTAATCGTAAAAATAGTGTGGCTTATCAGATAACTGGTAACGAGCTTGCTGATGCCAGTAAACACCTTCACCATAATTCTTTTGTGTTTTACGTTTCCTAACACGAATAGTACCAGCTTCAGGCATTGAAGTAATAATCCACTTCTGGTCATAATTGTTTGTGCAATGAGCTGAAAAACCTCCAACTTCAAAGTCAGGTTTAAAGTCAGGGTTCTTTTCTGCTTTCATTGGTCTAATTTCTAAACACTTATCAGATACGACCCTAACAATTTCGTATGGGTGTGAATCAGTCCAGCCTTTCATATTACAGTATTTTTCAGTTATTGTTTTCATCACGTTTTGTTTCCTTTTTGTTGTTAAACAGATTTCATTATAAACTATACAAAATAATTTTGCAATCTTTTTTTGTATAATGTTGCCCTAATGTTGCCCTAAGTAGTTAAAAGTAGTTATATTCAGTTATGAATTAAGGCAACATTGAAATTAAGAATGCTTTTGTAGAGGGCTTAAACTGGTCGGAGTGGAGGGATTTGAACCCCCGACACTTCCTTTATTAGTAGGGTCTGTAGAGGTAATGTTGCCCTAATGTTGCCCTAACTACTATTTTTCTACCTTTTTTAAGGTCGATATTATAGTAGATTTTGTATTAAGAATGCTTGCAAATTTGTTTCCAGCCTCAGGAGCATCTTCATCTATCCATCCAGCGTAAGTTTTATATGTGAATCCAGCATTCGTGTGGCCCATTGTTTTTGAAATCCACCCTATGTTTTCACCAGCAGTTGCAGCAAGAGTGGCAAACGTGTGTCTAGTTTGATAAGGGTATCTATAGGTAACACCAGCTCTTCTTAAAATTGTAGTCCATTGATTACGAATTGGCTTGTCACCTGTCCATGGTTTATTGGTTCTTGGATTATGAAATATCTCTTGGCCCTGAAGATAAGTATATTGTTTCTGGTCTTTAAGTGTTTCTATTATCTCTTCAGATAACTTAACCCATCTATTACTTGCAGCTGTCTTTGGATAACCAGCTACTTTGTCTTCAGCAGTTAATGCTTTGTTGACTTTAATTTTATGATTAATCCAATCTATATCATTCCAAGTAAGAGCTATGTACTCACTTGTTCTGAGTCCAGTAGAAAAAGCAAAATGAAATAAGTTGTGTAACTGACCTTTGCAATTATTTAGAATGGCTAAAACTTCTTGAGAAGAGCAAGGGTCTATATCTTCTTTTTTAGAAATACCTAATTTTCCTTTAACAGTTTTACCAAACAAAGGATTAACTGGAATAAGCTCATCATCTACAGCTTCATTTAAAGCCTGATTCAATAATGTAAGTTTGTTATTTAAAGTCTTAGTAGTTATCTTTTGTTTTTTAAACCATTGCTTAATATGAATGTATTTAAGCTCTGATATAGTATATTTACCGAAGGCTGGTATTAATTGATTATCAATTATGAGTTGATTCTTTTTTAAAGCAGAAGCTGAATACACAGACTTGTGATTATTAAACCATTCAGTAAGATATTGTTTTACTTTTACTGATGATGTGGGAGCAAATAAAAATCTTTGTTTATCTTTAGGAAATGTTGTAGCGTAATCAAAAGTGCCATCTTCTATAGCATCTAAAATTCTACGTCTAAACTTGAGAGCTGCTGCTAAGTTAGCTTCAGTGGGCTTACCCCTGACTCTAGGCTTACATCTTCTTTCTTGGTAAGTGAAGGAGATGACGATGCTGTTAGCACTCCCTTTAGAAACTCCTGTCCTTTTCTTACCCATACGTTAAACCCCTCTATGCTTATTAATACTCTGTTGTCAGGAGAACGCACCCAAACCTCGTCTTCTCTAAATTCACCTCGACTAATCTTCATCCGAATACCAGCTTCAGTGTAACCAGATTCAGCTGCGAACTGCCTGATAGTTTTATATTCTATCATATTGTTTTAAGAACTAATCTAAACATAGAGTCATAGAAAGGGCGAGTGGCTTTAATATACTTCTCTCGCTTTGTCTCGCTTTCAAACATATCAAGGCCATTTTTCTTTTTAACTGCCACTATATTTTTACAGTAACCATAGTCACCATGAATCCCTTTCTTGGTAAGCATTTGTTCTTCGGTATTTGCCATATCCATTCTTTTTATAGCTGTTTGCTTTGTTGTAAGACCTGTCACTCGCATTACATCTTCAGCAGTAAATACTCGCCCATCTTTAAGGGTTCTTAGTTTTCTAGTTCCCATTAGAACCTTCCAGTGTCACCAAGAACTTGAGCTTTTACATCATCTTCAAAGAAGTCATCAGGCATTGGAGGAGGAGTTGGAGCTTGTTGATGAGTTTGAATTTGTTGTTTAGCTTCAAACTTTTCTGATACGGTAATATTCATATATTTATTACCATTTTTTGCAGTATTAAGCCACATTGCTACTCGTGCTTCATCACCACGTTCATTTGTAAAAGGGCCTGAATAATCAGGTCGAGCTTGGTTTTGCTCACTCATATCACCAGCTATCTTATCTGTGTTTTTAAATAGCTTTCCATTATTGGGTTTTAATGGAGGATATCCATTTTGAAAATCTGACATATTTGTCTCCTATGTAATTAAGTAATAATTTGCTACTTCTGCAACGTCACCAAATTGGTTTGTATTCTTTACCATTTTTTTTCCAATTTTGTAACCTTGTTTGTGTCTAAGAATCCAAATGTAAGCAGCCAACCTATTTGTGCCACATTTATACAAAGCCTCTAAATGATTAATTGATTTATGAGACTCCATGTACTTTAAGACTCTTTGCGTTCTAGTTAGTTTTTTCATTTTTGTCTCCAGTTAAAATGGGTTGCTTTCAGGAAGAAGGTGCAACCCAGAACCTCCATGAATAATTCCTATACTGATTGTTTAGAAGCCCAATCTTTAGCAAACGCTTGGTTCTTAGCTTCTTTTTCTTCAGATTTAGCTTTACGTTCAGTAGAAACTCTATCTTGCCTATCTTTAAGATAGTTTTTTTGTTCAGCTGTTAGTGTTTCATATACAGCAGCACGTAATGCTTGGTTACCATGCATATCAGCTAGACATTCAAGAATGCTTTCTTCATTATCATCATTGATAGCATTTCCAATAGCACCAGATACGTAATCAACTGCAACTCGCATAGTCTTTAAATGCTCATCTACCTGAGATTGTTGAAGCCTAGCTTGTGCAATTTCTTCATCAGAGGCCAAACTTCCATCAGGCATAAAGCCACAACCAAAAGCTAAAGCTCGCCCTACAGCTGATGTCTCACAGTTTTCATAATGAGAACTTTTATTAATCTGGCTGCTGCCTTCTTTTTCTAAACTATGGCCTGTGCCAACAATTTGACCATCTACAATAATTGATGCTTTAAAAATTAATCTACCATCAACATCTGATACTGGCTCAGTTAGTATTGAACCGTTAGGAAAGCGAGAATTAAATTCCTTAACCCTCTCTACCACCATTGCGTAATCTTTACCACCTTGTACTTTTACTGTTTTCATAATTGTCTCCTTAATTAAAATGTTTTTCGTCTAAGTTAAACTCTGCAATCACTTGGGGGCATTCCTCTGAAAAACTTGCATGGCATTCCTCATCAAAGTGTTTACATTTCTTACATTCAATCCCATCACTAGCTGTACATTCCCAGAGGGTCTGCATGTCATTCATCCATTGCTCTTTTGATGAGACTCGATTAAACCAACCAGCTATTGTTGCGTCTGAAAATTGTTCAAAAGGGTTTTTCATATTAAACAGACCCCTAAGAAAAATATAGTCAACATAACTAGCATTAAAATACCGTTCCAGATGAAGTCAAATACCCATCCTATGACTGCTTTTTTCTCATCACGAGTCATTAGCAGCCTATGGAGAAACCTTCCCTAGAAACTGCATATTCTCGTGCAGTCATTTCATCAACACCTTCCATCATGGTATTGCCTTCTCCATCAGTAACAAAAAAGTCATTCTTTGGAATATCAACTAAAGAACAGCCAATGTTTAAAGCTGCCAATTCAGTATTGTTTTCTTGAACATGGCCTTGAAGATTGTGATTAAGATTCTCAAGAGCTTTAGCCGACATCCAGCTATTAGGTATTGGAACATCATTCCAAAACTTTACATCACCAGCTTCTTTTAAAGCAGCTCGATAAGCATTCTTTTCTTCAATGTCATAAAACTTTAGAACATCAAGAATGAGGTCTACAGTATGTTTAGGTAAACTAATCATATCCATTACGCTACCTCCTCTATAAGTTGTAGCAGCTCTTGTTCTCGCTCTTGACATTCTTTAAGTCTGTGTTCAGCTGCAATATATTGTTGGTCTGTTAATTCAGGCCAGCTAAATTTTTCAACAATTGCGTCTTGTTGTTTTAGATTAGCCTCTAGTTCTTCAACAGCATCATCTACTATTCCTACCACATCAGTATGTCCGTTCATGAAACCTCCTTGCTTTCAAGCCATTGAATAAGATATTTAAGATAACCGACAAGTAATTCATTACCCTCAAACATAATTACTGATTTAGGGTTATGAGCATTGTCTTTATAAATTTGCTTTAACTTAGCAATTTTTTCTGGAGTCAAGGTCATTACGCTACCTCCACATCAAGTTGACGTAATTTTTTTATAACTGAACTCCATAGTTTAGTTTCCATAACCCAGTTATCATCTAGACCAAGACAGATTTCATATCTCTTAGCACTTGGCATAAACCAAAGCTCAAGGTCTTGACCATCTTTAGCAACTAATTCAACTACATGATGAGCAGAACCATGATGTCCTTTATCATTATGTAATCTTTCTTTAATAGCTTCTAAGCTATAAATTGTTCTTTCCATTATCATCACGTTTCTCCCTTAATGAAGCAGTAGCTCTGCTTCGTAGCACACAAACATCTAATGTAAAGTTTGTTTGTATATACTTGATTATATACGTAAAAAGGCACAATACAAGACTAATTTGCAAAGTTATTTTGTATAGGGAGGTAAAAAAAAGCTGAAGACCTATTTCTAAGCCTCCAGCTGGGTACGCTACGTGATGAAGCGTACTACATATTATACCGAATTATGCATGTAGATTCTGAATTGTTGCTAATTGCTTATCAATATTAACAGGCATTCCAACTTCTACTTGTGGAGCTAAATTTGCTAACTCTCTAACAACGTTACAACAGTAGACTCTCATATCTATAACATCGCTTGAGTGAATACAAGAAGGTATTGATTTAGCTAATTCCATTATGTCATCTGCTAAATAAACAATTTTCTTTATTTGATGAGGTACGTCTAAACATAATTTGATTAGATAATCTAACGATGCTTGTAATGCGTTCCTAAAATTTACATGCTGTGGTTCATTAAAAACCGAAGATGAACAATAACAATTAGTTTGCTGTTCAGGTGTAAATGTATTTGTAATTTCTATATTCTTCATGATACTCCTATGCTTAATTTGTCGATACTCGCTGTCATTGGTTATCAGCTAGTTAGCTTTCTTTTTATAGAGATTGAGCTACGACTCTCTGTAATCCTCCGCTTATTATAGTGGTCGGTAGGTTCACCCACTAATATACTATTTACAATCAGAGTCTAAAATAAACCTATATCATATAGTCTGAAAAAATCCTACGCTTTTTTTAAGTGGCCATTAGGCTACCCACCTGAAAAGTACACATGAATTAAATTCAAATGCAGATGAATTAACATTCAACAGAGTTCACTATACACTCATATTGAACTATTATTTTTTAATTTTCAATATTAATTTGTATTTTGCATAATATGCAAGGAAGACTTACTCTAAGTAGGGTTATAGCTTAGTTTGAGTGACCAATAAAAACCTTATTTACTTGGCCCACTATCTCAGCTCCTTTTGGAACAAATAATGGTTGGCCCTTTTCAATTTTAACTAAATGGTAATCGAAATTAGGGTCAGGTTTTACTGGTGTATCGACAGATACGATTGAAATATGTTGATTAATCCTTATTACGTTGGGTTCAGTTTCCCCACTTACAAGATATTCAATTGAAGTTCCCAGAGATTCTGCCAGCTCCTTAATATATCGTGGCATTTTGATTTTATTATTTTCGCAGAACTGAATGTTCTGGTAAGTCACGTCAGCCATGTTCGCAAGGTCAGTTTGAGACCATCCTTTTTCCTTTCTTAACATCTTAACTCTATAGCCTAGTGAATTTTTATCTATCTCTGTTTTTGTCTTATTAATTGAATCTTTATCTTTAATCATCATAATTACCTTATAATTTGGTATACTCACAAAAAAACATTGTATAATACTTGCATGGATAAACTACTCGAACATTTTGGTACTCAACAAGCATTAGCAGATTTTCTAAATGTTAAGACGGGTCACATATATTACTGGTTAAAAAAGGGCATTCCACCCAAAAGAGCGATAGAAATTGAAGAAAAAACCGATGGTTTATTCAATCGTAGGCTACTTTGCCCTGAATTTTTCAATCAATGATAAAAGACCACGTTTTTATATACAAGATTATATCACAAATTATATTTGTATTTTTATGGTAATGAGTAGTTCAACTTGTAGAGATAGATGCAAATTGGCACGAATATGTAACAGACACCAGTGTAATAGGCCAGACCCTCGTGTCAGAGACCAGTTATATGAGAAATTTGAGCCTGAATTAGAGAGAGATTGCAGAGGTTTTACGGAGCAAAATGACTATCCAGCTGCACATTAAGCCTTTATCTATAAATGAGGCATGGCAAGGAAAGAGATTCAAGACAAAAAAATATTTGTCTTATGAGAAAGAAGTTTTACTAATGCTTCCTAGTTATGAAGTACCAGAGGGAGAGTTAGATGTTAGATTCGAGTTTGGAATTTCTAAAAATTCTGATGTCGATAATTGCTGCAAGAGCTTGTTAGATATTTTGCAGAAGCGTTACAACTTTAATGATTCAAGAGTAATGCGTATTGAGTTGATAAAGAAGATAGTAAAGAAAGGAAGTGGTTATTTTAATTTTACAATAAGAGGGTATACGTGATGAATATACACAAAACAAAAGAACAGCCAAGCTATTATGCAATACTGACAGCTGATGTTAGATACTCGAAGGTGTTAAAGCCCAACGAGAAATTATTGTTTGCTGAGATTACAGCACTGACAAACATGAACGGTCAATGCTTTGCAACTAACAAGTATTTTGCAGAGCTGTATGACGTTTCTGTAGAGACTGTGAGTCGATGGGTGTCACACCTTGAGAAGTTAGGATTTATTAACAGAACGATTAAATACAAGGAAGGAAGCAAACAAATTGACAAAAGGTTTATTAGTTTAGCTACCCCTATTGACGAAAAAATCAATACCCCCCATGATAATAAAGTCATGACCCCTATTGACGAAAAAGTCAAAGGTAATAGTACAAGTTTTAATATCTCTTCTCTTATAGAAAATTTTTATCCAAATGAAATTTCTTTAATGGCAGTTAGAGATTCTTATGGTGATGTTTCTTTGCACGTATTAAGGATAGCTGTACAGGAATTTAAAGACGCTGCTTTAAATAGAGATAAGCCTTTCAAAGATGTTCAGTCTGGTTTTAGAAACTATGTTCGTAAGGGTTGGCTTTCAGCTTTTACTACTAAACCACAAACACATGCTCAGATGAGAGGCAAGGTTATACAGGCTCAAGCTAAACCTAACCTTGATGATTTAGCTTTACAAAGGTCTATGAAAAAACTGGAGAGGGCTAATGGATAGTAAATTAGATTACCTAGATATAACTTCACAGATTTATACACGCTTAGAGATGGAGTATGGTTGGGCTACCCCAAAAGCACAAGACAAAGCAGAGCTTTGGAAGTTCTTAGCTTCACAGTTATCTAGGCATGATGACATGGTTGTTTTATCTTGGGAAGAAGCCCTTAATAAGATTTCTGATGAAGGCAGTGAGTTTCCACCAAAGATACCAAAGCTCTTGATGATGATGAGACGTTGTGCAAGATTAAGAGCAGAAAGGTCTGATGATATAGTTCGATATTTACAGGAAAAGCAAAGTGTCTAAGTTGCGTAAATACGCAAAGGGCCAACCATGTCAGGTCATGCTACCTGATGTCTGCATATCGGGTGGTGAGAACGAGACAACAGTATTGGCACACTTACCGTCTTTTGGAGTTGCTCAAAAATCAGGGGATTTGTTGGCAGCTCATTGTTGTTTTCAGTGCCACCAGCACCTTGACTCAGCAGTCGGACATGACTTTGACCCACAGTGGTTAAGAGATAAATTTAACGAAGGAGTTATAAGAACTATAAGGAAATTGTATAACGATAAAGTTATAAACGTATAGGGCATTGTCTAACGAATTTGCCTTTGGAGGCAGTACGTAAATCATTTAGTGTTGATTAATTATTGCAGTGTCCTATACCTTTATAACCAAGGAGAGAAGAATGGAATTATTTGAAAAAGCAAAAGCGTGGGCGAAAGCTAAACCAAAGTTAGCAATATTTGTAGCATTTGTGGTTGTTGCTGTTATCGCAAA